GAGAAGAGAATCTCCTACTACTCTACCCTCAATATCAATGTTCGGGTATTTGAGTTCAAATATACTTGGGTCTAATGAAGGATAAACTATTCCGTCTCTTGTGGCTGCGTCTAAGTCATAAACATTACCACTATATCCACCAGATACTTTATGTTTGTTTTCAATAACTATAAGATTTTTGTTTGGATTATCATCTCTTGGTGGAACTACCGTAACAACTCCGTCCACTAATCCAATAACATAAGCTATGTCACTTAACACAATTGGTTGATTAATCTGCCATTTCTTAGTTTCAAAATGTTTCTTTACAGCCTGAATTGAATTAAACAATACTTCATTTTTGTTGAACCCTCTTTTTACCGTAATTGAAAATCTTACACCAATATTAATAATGTATGCGTCTTTAATGTTGATAGCGTCAGTCAATACTCTATATTGTGAAAGGTATGTTTTAATGTTTTGTTTAACTCCTTGATTTAATTGAGTAAGTTTTTTATCACTTGTGTATCCTAATAAATACATATTTAACGCTAATGGATTAGGAATAACATCAATTGATTTTATTCTTTTTACTTCACCATTGATAACCTCTAATTGTCCTTCTTCTTCTAATTGTTCATCTTGAACAATAAAAGCTTTTGCAACATTACCATACTTTTGTGGTAATGAATAAACTCTCGTAATGTAATCTTGTCTTGTTACTGCTCTGTTCTGTGCATTAAAGTGAGCTGATGCATTTAATTTTATGTCTTGTAATTCTTCAGTTGATGAACCACCAGTAGCTCTTTCTAAATTCACAACTCTTAAACTTTCGTTAGTCGTAGATTGTGTTGCAGAAACTAAACCTGTTGTTGAGTTTGAAAGTGTAATATTTCTTAATCTGTTTATTGTTCCGACTGGCACATTATGTTCAACTGCTCCACCAAAACGATAAGTTACAGTTAGTGTGGTATTACTTGGTGCTAACCCAAATGTTTGTGTTTTTAAAAAATTACTTGGGTCAAAAGAATCATCTAATCTCGATACACCAAAACCTAACGCGGAACCAACATTATCAGGATTTGGAATTATTTCTTCATCTGCGTTATCACTAACACCTGAACCAAATCTTAATTCTGTTTTATTATCATCACGAACTCTTGTTGTAAATCTTCTGGCTGTCTTAATTAACTTTAATAAGTAAGGAGCGTCGTTTTTATATTGAGAAAGACTTGGGTCATTTAAATTAGTGTTTTCTTCATCTTCAAACACGGTATCTTGTGCTAAAAATGGAACTTCGTAAAATTTATTTCCACTACTATCAACAACTGAAACTATTTCTGTTACTTTATCTTCTGACAAAACTATACTATCAAATGAAACTGCATCACTAAAAATAAATTCTTGTTCTTTTTGTTTACCTGAAACTGCAATTCCTTTTTTTGTAAGTCTAAAATTTGTAGGTAAATTACCTGACGCTGGGTCTAACGCTGCTATGTCCATTGTGTCTAACGAACTTGATACTTTGAAATTAACATCATCTAATAGTGTAAACTCAACTCCACTTTCAGAAGTAAATCCACTACCAGCTTCTAACTTACTTGCGTAATCTAAATCAGGTTGTGAAACAGCTGAAGCTCCAGTGCCTGTTGTTTTAGCTGGAACATCAAGTGTGAAAGTTAATTCTACTCTTGAAGGTGTTGCTAACTTAGGTTTATACCCTAATGATTGTGCAATCTCATAAATGTTTTTCTTTTCTTCTGCTTGATTTAAAAGTGTTTCTCTAAATTGATTATCAACATAGTAATTTAATACATCACCAACATATGCGGCCATCTCAACAAACATCATACCTGGTGATGCCTCGTTAAAATCATTATACTGATTTGGGAAGTATGTTTTTGCAAACTCAATAAGATTTGCTCTTATGTCTGCAAAGTCTCTACCGAGATAATTAACTTCTTTTTTTACTATCTTTTTTCCTACTCCGTAATCTACTTCTCTGATGTTAGTATTCGGCATATTTATTCTCCAATATTAAATTGTAATGTTAGTGAGTCTAATGTATCTGGTTCAAGTGTTGTTGAATAATCTATCGATACTAAAATTGAATTTTCATTTTGTCCGTCTTGAACAACATTTACTTCGTTAATCGTTATGTATGGAAGTTGACGGCTAACTGCTTCTCTTATAGCCTCGTCTATGTTGTCAGATGTTACAGTATCAAAACTATCAAATAGTATCGCTCTTAGATTAGAGCCAAATGATGGTTGAAAAACTCTTTCACCCGGACTTGTTAGTAATAAGTTTATTAAATTTGATTTTGATTGTTCTTGGATTGTTTTAGATTGATTAAAAAATCCAGTCGCACGATTATAATCTAATGGAAACTTAACACCAACATAAATGTTGTCATCTCTATCTATTTCTCTTACACTTTTTGCCATTTATTATTAAGGTCTAAAATTACCTTCACCTTTTTTCTTTTTATCCATTGCTTTCATTAAACCAGAATAGTCACGAGTCAATGCGTTTTGAACATCTTCAGGAACTGCATCTACTGAAACTCCTGCTTTTTTAATCGTTTCAACTGCTCCCATTTCTCTCGCTCTTTCTTTATTACTACCCATACCTAAATCTCCGTATCCTAAGACCTCGGCCATATTATCACTTCCTAATACACCACCGCCCAATGTTGGATAGTCTTCTTGTTCTTGACTACCTAATGGTTTGGTGTTATTCAATACTTCGTTTAACATTTTGTTTTTTGTGTATTGTTTTTTAGGTTTTTTGATAACCTTTTTAGGTTTTGGTTTAGAAATAGTTTCTGATAAACTAATTTCTTTTTCTTCATTAATAAATATCTCGCTCAGTTGTTTTTTGACTTCTTTACGAACAACTAATTCAATAATATTTTTTAATTTATCTTTGTTCATTTTAACTCCTCTTGTATCTCTTGATTCTGTTTAGACGCTTCTGATAACATTACTGTTAAATCTTTTTTAGCTGTTTCAGTTTCAAGTTTTATTTCTAAATCTAAATCTTGCATCATAAATCCATTATACAAACCTGATTGTATATCTGATTTAAGTTTACCAACCAATGAATTTGCAGTGGTGCTTGAATTTGGGTCTCCGTCTCCAAATATTCTTTCTTCGTCAGCTTCGTCAAATACACCTTGTTCTATTTCTTGGTTTACGCTCTGTAATCTTTCTTTTAATTCCTCACCATTTTCCACTTCATTTAACTTACCACCATCATCTTCATATTTGTTAAGTATATCAGTTAATGATACTATTTCTTTTCCACCAAATGTTACAGCAGAACCATAGGCTATTTCTGCAATGTAATCTTTCGGTGCAGATAAAATCGCTCTTGTATTTTCAATATCTGATTTGATTACATTATATTCTTCTTGGACTCTTTCAACATCTTCAATTAAGGATTGTAAATTACCTAATTTTGAAATAATCTCTGCCATACCCGGCACTGGACTCCAAGCTTCTTTTAGTTCTTCAATTGTATAAGTTTTCCATTTTTTAAAATCTAACCATTTTAAACTTGTTATTAATTTATTTTGTTCTAATGCTTCTCTAGCTTCTTTAATTCCATCTCTAATGTTTTTGAACCAAAGTGGATTAGGTGTAGCTCTTGTTCCAGGAATAGCTGCAGGAATCAAACTATTAATTTTAACTATTAGTTTGTTAATATTTTTTCTATACTCTTGTGCTTTATCAGCACCTTCTTCAACAATACCTTCAGGTAATATGATTACATTACCTGCTTTTACATCTTGTGTGATTCTATATACATTTTCTACGTTTTGAACAAATTGTTTTGAATTAACATCAACTACTTCTGCGTTTCTTATTTGAACACTTTTACCTTTTATGTGAACATTGTTGTTTGCAAAAATAGCTATGTCGCCTTGTTCTTCACCTGCTGCGAATAAAACAATTCTATCTGAATTTAAAAATATTGATGGTTCTGTAAATCCCTCGGCTATAAATGGTTCTTTTGTGGTGTTTCCAAATGTGTCGAATTTCATATCTTCACCTAATTGTATTACTTTTTGTGGATACAAAATTTCTTCTCTTGTTGTAATCTCTATGGAAGAACCTTTGTCATTTTTTCTATACGCTCCTATCGTAATATTACCACTATCACTTTTTGGATTTTTTCTTTGGTCACTACTTAGATGAACAAAGTTATTGTGTCGTCCTTGTATCAATGTATCACCTAAGTCAAAACTACTATTTTTACCACCTCTTCTTTTTGTAGTATTTTCTTCTCTGTTATCTTTTCTACCTTTTACATTATCAGAGTTATCTGCGTAATAGCTACTTTGTTCAAAAAATTTAGTTTTATATTCTTCTTGACCTGTTGTGTTACTAAGTCCTTTCAACTCATCTAAGTTATTTACATCTGCAGGTGTTGGGTTTATAGCTGAAAAATAATATCTATTACCATCAAATTCAAAACCAATAACAACTTCACCTGGTAAAGGCATTTGAATAATATTTGATTGAAGTGGTATAAAAGCACCACTTTCTCTACAATCATTAAGTGGTTGATTATGTTCTGAATAAACATACCTACCAATTATTTTTCCAAATTTATTTTTATTTTGGTCTGATACTATTTCTAAAACTTCTACTGGTTCTAATTGATGAAAAAATTCTTTTTGAACTAAATTTTTTAATTTTTGTCGCAGCAAGGATTCGTCTACAATATCATTAGATGTAGAGTTGTCTTCTAAGCGAATATTATTTTGTTCCTTAGTCTCTTGGGTTTTTATACCCGCCTCATCAAAATAGGCCATTAATTTTCCTTACTGATTGAACTATCTATCTCGTCTTTTTTGATTTGTAACTCTTGAACATCAGACTCAATGGCATCCATAAGTTGTTTCTTTTCTGCCTCTGATAAACCAAACTCATCTCCACTATCTGATACTCTTCTTTCTGCTGCGGTAATTCTTTGAACGATTGTTGCTAACTTAACAAGTTGTTCGTCGTTCTTAACATTGATTTCTAAATACTCTTTTAACATAGGGATAATCTGAACGGCTGTATCTCCGTCCTTGATAAATCCCACTACCTCTTTCATCAATACTTCTAATTGTTGTTTATTAGTTTTGGAATTATCGTATATGTCTTTAAAGACATCTGATAAGGTCTTACCCTCGAATATTTCGTAATCATTTGACATAGTTTTTACCTAACAATAAATATAAGTTTGTGAAAAAATAGGGATATATATTTATATACTCATTAATTTTTTCAATATTTCCATATAGTTATTATACGATTGGGGTAAAATCCAATCATTTTAGTAATAAAAGGGGGAAACATAATGAAAGACATCATAGTAATGGTGAAAGGATATGTAGATGACTTAGCTCAACTACTTATTTCATTAGTATCAATAGGAGCTATTTGTGAAATTATTTTCGGAAGTGGTTTCTTCGGTGTAAATGTTATTGGAAATATAACCGCGATTATCGGTATGTTTGGTGAGAAAGGATTTGTTGGATTACTAGCATTACTGATACTGATGGGATTATATAAAAAATAAAGGTGGAATTAAAAGGGGTGGTAGAAATACCACCCTTTTTAGTCTAATACAATATTGAAAGTGTTGTGATTAGAAGTTAGTCGTAAAGTATCTCCAACCATTTGTTTTGTAGGTGCAATCATATTACCTATTTCACCATATCTGTTTGAATAACTAACTTCGTTTGTTGTTGGAACTTCATAACCATTAAACCAAGTAATGTAAGTTGTATCATAACTAACATACACCAAGTCATCAGTCAATCCTCGTTTAACCACATAACCCAATGTATCACCGATAAACCAATACAAATTACTTTCCCATTCAACTCTATGAGCCTCAATTGGGCCGTAATCATCTCCAACATAACCACTAACCCTATGTAGAGTTTGAACTTTTTCTCTATCGATTTCTAAATGATAATAACCATTCTCATCAATAGGTAATCTCATATCATAAGTTACTTCTGGTGTTCGTTCAACCCATTGAGTTGAGTTTTCACAACCAACCAATAACAATAATAATATTATAAATTTTCCCACGAGCCAGTCCATTTTGTTTCTATTGAGCCTGTAGCTAAATAATTTTTATGTAGATTGAAGTGATGTTTTTTCATAACATTAATTACCCTTGTAATATGTTGTGTGTTTGAACCTGTCATCTCTCTTATCAAAATATACAAAGCCTTTTTGTTGAAGTTTTCTATATTCTCTCGTTGTTCCATTAAATACAATACTGAGTTTGCAACATCAATATCTTGTTTTCTTTTGAACACGGTAGTTAGATTGTTAGACCAATAATCTACGAACAAATCCATATATTCTTTTTGTCCCTCTAATATATCGACTCGTCTTGTTTCATATAAAGCGTCTCGTTTATAATCCGTAACTTCCTCACCCTCGTGTTGTTTAAGTTTTTTATAATTGTTATTGTTATGTAGAATCAAATAGTTCTTAGCAACAATACTAAAATAACTAAATGCTTTTCCCTTACCCTCAGTAAACTTATGCATATTCATATATAAGAAACTTACTACCTCGTGCATTACATCAACACTCGGAACATCAAAGTAATAAAACTTAAATGTATGAATTATATTTTCTGCCAACTTTTCAAATGGAACTCTAATGTGTTCATTGTAAATTCGCTCTCTCATATGTGGACGAGTTTCTTTATTATGTCTTATGATTGCATCTTCTGTTCCTTGATGAAAGTAATATCTTGGTGAACCCTTTTTGGCTTTTCTTGGCATTATAACTCCTCTTCTGTTATTTCGTTTAGTTCTTCTATCGCTTCTTTTATTGATGTGAATACTACACCGATTTCATCATCAGCTTCAAAACTACCTTTAGCATCAATTTCTTCTAATACTTGTTTGGTGTCTTGTATTCTTTGTGCATAATCTTCAATCCAAGTTTCAAGTCGTTCTACTTTTCTCGTTAGATTAAATGTAGTCCAACTAAACATAATGATGATTAATCCTAATACGATTTCTAATATCATTTTTTAGCCTCCCCAAATAGTTCGTTAAATATATCCTTAGCTTCTGTGGTTTTGGTATTGAACTTTTCTTTAACTTCAGTATCTACCGCTTTCTTTATTTTATCAACCGACTTAGCTACTTTTTCTGTTTCTTTCTTATTACCATTTTTCCACATATCTCTTTCGTAGTATGTAGCCATCATATCACCTTGATGTAATATGATTGGTAGATTGCTTCTTAACATTGATGTAGGTATTGATGTTTTTAAATAACTTATATTTCCATCTTCATACATTCCATCAGCCAATCTAATTCCGTAGAATTCCTTTGATGAATATTTAATATCATAGTGTTGTAATAAAAACAAACTTCTATCCGTAACATTCATATGTTCTATCTCAGGATTTACATTGTAAATTCTACCTTGGTTTTTTATATGCCACTCCGATTCATTTGGTATATAATATTCATTCCCTAACTCATCACCAACTTTACCTAAGTCGTGATGCATAGCTGAAAAGATTAATTCTTCGTCTGTGAAGTCAATCGTCGCTCCTGCGTCTTCCCATATTTTCTTGATTTGTTGTGAAAATTTAATCACGTGTAATATGTGTTCTACATATCCACCCACTTTCGCATTGTGATAATGTTCTACTGAACTAGCTGGTGCTAACACCATTCTGTCCTCTAAGTCATCATACATATAATTTAATTTATCTAATCTTAAACCACTAAATGTATCGTTGATGATTTTTCTCAACTCGTTATAGTTGTCTTGTATTTGTTGTTCTGTTAATGTCATCTACCTACTTCTCCTAAGTATTTTTCTTTTGTTTCTTCCCACGACATATCCATAATGTCTGAGTAGAAAAGTTGTTCTGGTTTTAATCTGTTTTCTGAATGCAATTTTTCATATCGTCTAATTGCTTTTGGTTTCCACCAATTGATAATTCTATCATAATCTAATTTATATTTTTCTTTCATTACCAAATCTTTTTCTTCTATATTACTTCTAAAAAATTCTTTTCCGTTTTCATAGATGTCTGCAAAGTAAACACCTCTTTTGAATCCGTGTTGATAATCTTTTGCTTTCATACCAAGATGTTTGAATATTCTATTGATTACATTGTTTTTTGGGCCTGTAGCGTTTACAGCTTTGTGATGTTCTTCATAATGATTTTCTTTTAACCATTGATTCCAAACTAAATAAATACTATCATCTGGTTTTAGATTGATTTGTCCTGCAGTTTCTCCAAGAGTTTTCCAATGTGGTATTCCATTGTATTGTGAGTGAACACCATAAAGTGCAGTCGTTGTGATTCCAGCCAATGTTTGATTATAATTTTCTTTCCACTTATCTCTAATCGTTGAACAAGTAACCAAAGCTGATACTAACTTACCACCCAAAAAATTGTATCCTAATGGTTGTGTAGCTATGATTGAAGTTCCGATTGCAGTGTGTTGTAGTTTTGCATCATCAAGTTTATTTTCTTTTGTCCAACCAAGGAACTCATCTCTAACTTTAATCGATACCACATCACTACCCATACAAATAACACCTAAGTATTTTTCAGTCTTTTTGTCTTTAACAAAAAACTTTATATTACGGCCAGGATTTGCAACAAACTCCATAGATGAAATACCTTGTCTTAATAAAGTCCAAGTTTCGTTATCTTCTGTATGTTCTACGATTGGTTCTAAGTCTTGGATTTCTTGAATAGTTTTTTCTTTATCGAATAAATCTGTTGGTGTCCACATTTGTCGTTGGACTTGGTCTAACTTGTCTGCTTTTGAACGAAGCTTTTCACTCTTGTTGAATTCCTGCCATTTCTTATATAGAGTTTGTTCTTGGACTGACATAGTCTTTAACATATCCATATTGTCTATGAACTCTTGTTTATGTTTTTCAAAATCAAAATCTTTTTCTTCTGAAAACTTTTCAAAACTATAACTCATTTATAACCTCGTGATAATGTAAAATTGTAAACATAATACTATAAGTGCAAGTATTGTTCTGATAAACTCCATCAAATGATTGTGTCTATCAAAAAATCTTTCTATCTTATACCATATTGATTGTTGATACTTTTTATATTCTGTCTTACTCATAATTCTATAACCTTTTTTTTCTATTAATATACAACATTTTTGTTCCGTTGTCAAGAACTTTTTTTAATTGTCTGTAATAAATGTAATATCCTCGTTTAGATTTGCTTTCTTGATTTTAGCACTTGTGTATTTATATGGTTTCACACCTGGTGATTCCAATATATCGATACGATTTACGAATCGTTTATTCATTGTATCTTTAACTTGATATACTCCGTCCTTACCACCTGTTCCTTTTAGAACAATAAAATCACCATAGTCTAACCAACCACCCCAACGCTTTAATAAATTACGGCTAACTGCGACATATTTATATTCTGATGCTTTGTGTATTGTAATCTTAGTTCCGTCTGCTAAAATGTTTGGTGTTCCGTCTGTCTGATGTTTGACTGGATGATACATTGTAACCACAACATCAAGTCCGTCTAACTTATAACCATTTTCTAATTCATCAATTCTTAATTGTAGTCTGACTCTATCATCTTCTAAACTATCAATGGTTTGCATCCAAAATTCACGATACCCTTTGAATAGATTATTCCAAACTATTCCGTTGAACATTAATAGCATTAGAAATGCACTTAAAAACATTTGTTTATAATTCATAGTTTCCTACTCCTCTTATTTATAATAATTATTGATTACCTACCTTTTTAGTAATGTAGTTAACCATTTTTTCAGCTATGTTTGTTTTGGTATATTTTTCCATACCTTCAAAACCTGGTGCTGAGTTTACCTCACATATCGTATAACTATCTCCGTTAAACAATAAGTCTACACCTGCTATATCTAAATCTAAAAGTCTTGCACTCTCTCCTGCAATCCACTCAATATCTTCATCAATCTGATATGGAATTGCTTCACCACCTCTTGTGATATTGGCTCTAAAATCTCCGTCAACTGATTGTCTCATCATACAACCAACTACTTTACCATTGACAACTAACACTCTTAAATCTCTACCAAGTGAATCTTCAACACACTCTTGAATAATAATGTTATATCTGGCGTTAGATAATTCTGCCATTTTCATCAGTTGTCTAAATTGTTTTCTATCCTCAACCATAAAGACACCACTACCATATGAACCACTTAAAGTTTTTACTATCATTGGATACTTGATATTGTCCTCTACTAATTTTACATTGATAGGATGTTTTACCAACATAGTTTTTGGAACTGGTAGATTTGATTGTCCTAATATTTGTTGTGAATATAACTTATCTTTAACGGCGTCAATACTTTCACTACCATTTATCAATACAACACCCAACCTTTCTAAATGTCTAATGATTGCCTTAATAAAGTAGGTTGTTCCACTGCCAGTTCTTGGTAATACAAAGTCAGGTAATTTTCTTGGAACACCATCAACGATAATAGATTTCCTATCATCTCTATCTACAAAGATATCTACATCACGTGGATTGACCACACGAATCTTAACTCCTTGATTTTCAAATTCTTCTACAAGTCTTTTTACTTCGTGGTTTTCACCTAATGCTTTTTTATGTATTATCCAACCATTCATTTTATAAATCTTTCAATAGCTAATTCTTTGTGTTTTGCTTCTACCATAATATCTACATTGTGTCCATAAGTATTTGGTAATTGTTTGATTAGGTCTGAGTGTGCTTGTGGTCTAATCTTTTCATCTAATTGTTCTTTCGAACGAGATTCTGAATAGTGAACCACCGGCACAATATCATCTGGCCAAGTCGATATTGCCAGTTCTAACGCTTCTTGTTCCGATAGACCACCAGTGCAAAATCTGTGGTGATGATAGTCAAACACAATAGGTATACCAATTCGTTTGTATATTCCATCATATAACTCCTTTACTGAATACATTGTTGCTTTGTCGTCGTTCTCAACGGTAAGTCTTGATTGAACTGACTGCGGTAGTCGTTCAAAGTTTTTACAAAATCTATCTAAAGCAGATTCCTTATCTCCATACACACCATTACAATGTATATTTAGTTTGTTGTATGGTGTTCTTGATAATCCCATAAAGTCCATAATGTCTGCGTGGATAGTCAAATCTGTGATTGTGTTCTGAACTACATCTTCGTTTGGTGATACCAATACATTGAAAGGACCAG